GGATGCACAGGAAGATGAAAGATCCCGTTCCGCTTGTGGTGAGAGCACCCGCGGTACTGGCGTTCATGAATCTCGCCTTGAACGTGGTGGATGTGATGGTGTCGCAACCCCACAGAACCGCGAATCGGGTGCCCGGGTTTGCACCCATACCGAAAATCATTCGAGGGGCCCAACCGAGGTTGTGCGTGACTGTGACATAACCACTGGCGTCGGGAGTCGTGTCGTTGATGGTGATGTACGCCGCGTTGAAGCCGTCCAGAACCCGCTGCCACGGCATCGAAGTGGTGCCGAGCGTGTCCGTGCTCTTGAAGCTCGTGGTGTAACGACAACCACCGTTCGTTGTGCCCTGCTGGACTCGGACGATGGCGCCGGCGAGCTCGGCAGAGCTGTCCGCATCGGTAGCTCTAGTCCATGCACCGGACGCGACGACGTAAATACCGTTGTTGGCCGAAGTGGTCTGGTTTTTGGCCAGAACTCGGTCTCCGACAGCGAGCGCCACACCGTCGATCGTCTGGGTTCCTGTCAGGTTCAGGTTCGTGTTCGGGTCTGAAGCGCGAACCACGAATGCGGCATCGACACCGTTGACACCAGGGTTTCCTTGGATACCCTGAATCCCCTGTGCGCCTCGGACGTTTCCGACATCGTGCGGAGTACCGTCGTTGCTTGTCAGAACCAGGTTGTCGCCAACCAGACTCGCGTCGACGATGGCGGCGTCTTCGATCGCTTGCGAACGTTCCGCAGAAAATACGTTGGCGGTGGCCATGTCTCCTCCTTACAGTGAGCTGATGGCGTAGGTGTTGGGATCGATCTGAATGACGGAAGCGTAATCGATCGTCCAGGTTCCATCGCCGTTGTCGACGAGAATATCGTCTGGAGCATTGATCGTGTACGTTCCGTCGCCGTTGTCGGTGACCTGAACCGTCGCGAAAGCCTCGAACAGATTCAGAATATCCAACTGCGACGGCAGCTGTGCTTCAGTGGTATCTGTTCCGTACAGCAGACCTTCGAGTTGTGTCAAAATATCCCCCGGGGTAAATCGGGAGTCCACAACGAAGTGTGCAGTCGGTTTGTAGCCGTATCCGTACGAGGCCGGCGGAACCGCCTGAATATACCAGCTGAGCGGAGACAGATTCCCATCGCTGTTCCTGGTATTCCGGTTCCGATCAGCTGCAGCAGCCAAAGCGTTGTACACGATATGGAGCTTGTAGCCGGCGTCCTCGGTCAGATCGTTGTTGATCATCGTCCGGTAAGAAAATCCGAACTCTTTCCGACGCTGTTGAGTTGCGAACAACCCTTGGTACAAGGACTTGGTCCCGTCACAAGCGTCGAATGCTTGGGGACTGGAGATTGCGGTGATGGTGGCTTCGTACTCCTCGGCGGTCATCGTAGCGTTGTACTTGATTCCGTCGAGGTAGTTTGCGTTGTGTTCGCCACCTGTGGGGGATTCAGAAACCGAGACAAGGCCGTTCCAGACGTAACCTACGTCATCGACGTACAAGACCCCACGATCTACGCCATCTTCGTACTGCCGTTCTCCTGGGGCACCCCACTTGAGTTGTGTCACGTCAAACCTCCTCTCAGCCTCTTGTGCCGTACTGCGCCCTTCTAGCGTTGTTTAGTTCACGCTGCTTTCGGGCGGCTTCCTGCTTGCTCATCTTCTTGGGGTTGTTCTTCTCGTTGGTGACCTTGATGAGTGTCAGCAACTTGTTCAGATGCCAGTATTGAGCTTCGATCGGAATCTGCAGAGCAATCATCCAGTAGTAAATGACCTCAGCAGTGATCACTTCTCGAGAGCGACCCTTGCCTACGGCATTGACCCACGTAGCGGTGTTCTTTGCCTGGATGTACTCGACGATCGAATCGAAGTTCGCCTTTGAAAACCTCTGGAGAATTTCCCCCGGGGGGTTTTTGTCGACAATCATTGCCGAGATGTACCACAACGTCTCTTCTTCAGTTTTAGGAGTCTCACTCAAGAACGGTTTCTCGAAGAATGACTCCCATTTTGACACGGAGACCAGAGAATGCTCGAGCCCCAATGCGTAGGTCTCAGGAGGTACGAACTCATTCGTCTCCTCGTTGAAACCCTCAGGGGACATTGGAACCAGGAGGGTGAGCATTCTCTGGTCTCCTTTCGTGTGTCAGAAGTTGAACGTCCAGTCCGTGTCGGACGTCTCGGTGAAGCGGTAGTTGTCCGCCGGCATGGCGGTGACGACCTCGTCCTCGGTGATCGGGGGCTGAGCACCAGCGGTGAGCAGCTCGCCGTTCATGTAGTACTCGACGCCGGTCACGGCCGGGATGGTGATGACCTTGGTGCCCGCGTCGTACGTCGGGGTGACGGTCTCGACCGTGGTGATGGTGCCCACGAACAGGGCCAGGACGGTGTCCGGATCCGGCAGGTAGGCGTCGGCGCCCGCGGTGCCGTACAGCATGTCCTCGAGCTGGGCGAGGGCCGTCGGGTCGGCGTTCGTGGTGTCGATCGTCAGGAGCGCGGTCGGCTTGAACGGCAGGCCCGTCTCGGGGTCGATCGTGGTGAGCGAAACCGGAACGGTGTCGAACTCCCAGCTCAGCGCCATGGCCTCGGGGGAGTCGTTGACCGTGGCGTACGCCTTCTCGGACGGGGCCGCGGTGGCTCCGTACACGAGGTGCAGCTTGTTGCCGGCCTCCGGGTTGATGTCGTTGCCCACGATCGTGCGGTAGGAGAAGCCGAACGTCTTGCGACGCTGCTGACCGACCGAAACGCCGGGCGAGGGAACCGCCGTACCGTCGCAACGAGCGAACTCGTCCGGGTAGGTGAAGGCCTCGATGGTCCCGCCGAAGGTCTCCGCCGAACGGAGGGTGACGTACTTGATGTTGTCCGCGTACTGCGGGGTGGCCTCGGCGCCCGAGGGAGACTCGGTGACCGTGGTCAGGCCGTTCCAGGGGACACCCAGCGGGTAGGCCCCGGCGTTGTCCTGGGGGTAGAGAACTCCGTGGTCACAGCCGGTTTCGAACTCCCGCTCGCCGACCTTGTCCCACACGAGTGCAGTCATGTGTTTTCCCTTCAGAAGTAGATGTTGAAAACATCGTGGTGGAGGTTACCGGCCGTAAAATGTCGGTCGTACAGACACAACGGCAGGCTTGCGACGGTACCCAACATGGGGCTGTCGGCGTTGCTATCGATCACCTTGATCTGATAGCGAAATCTCATGGTGTACGGCGCGTTGTCGGCGTACCTCGTATCCGAAGCGTCCCTTTCGTAGACGATGCACGGATACTCCATCGTCACGTTCGCCGGAGGCTGGAAATATACCTTGTTGCCTCCAGCGGCCGCCTCAAGGAGCAACTGGAGCTGCTCTCGGGCCATTGTAGACACCTCCCAGCCTCAAAAGCAGACGGGGACTCTGCACCTCGACGTCTGAAACCGTCCACAGAGTCCCCATCCACTCGATGTAGCGAATGGCATGAAAGTTCGCATTGGCATACGCGTCCGCGACAATGCTGATGGAGTTGCTGACGGAAATATCGTTGTTGACACTTTCGCCATCTTTGAGCTGCCGAGCGTTTCGGAGGACGTCACCGCGGTATTGGTACTCCGTGATGACGTCCTCGTAGACGCCTACGCCTTTATCCACCGACTGGCCGTAGCCGATTTTGCCGTAGAACTTTGCCATTTTGACCTAATTCCTCCTGAGCCGAGGATCAGGGCAGACGGGTGAAGCTCCAGTTGGCGTCCTCGCTGCTCGCGATGAAGTGCGAGGAGTCCGGAACGGCGACGATGTTCAGCGTGTCGCCCACGGCCAGTGCAGGCTGCGCACCAGCGGTCAGGGTCGCGCCCGTGTCGGCGTTCTCGTAGGTCACACCGGTCGTGGCGACGACGGTCACGACACCCGTCGACTCGTCGAAGGTCGGGTCGTTCGGGACCACCGCGGTGTCGCCGGCGTCGGCGATCTTGATGATCAGCGCGGACTTGATCTTCACCAGCGCACCGGAGAGACGGGTCTCACCCAGGTACTTGTACTGGT